AAGGACCGCAAGGTCCACAAGGACCAAGTGGTGTTTCGAATGTTCCAGGACCAACAGGTCCACAGGGTCCAGAAGGTCCACAAGGACCAAGTGGTGTTTCGAATGTTCCTGGTCCACAAGGTCCACAAGGTCCTCAAGGACCACAAGGACCACAAGGTGTTATTGGTCCACAAGGACCACAGGGTGCTGGTCCACAAGGTCCACAAGGTCCACAAGGTCCACAAGGACAGCAAGGTGGTATTGGATCAACAGGTAGTTTTGGTCCGCAGGGACCAACAGGTCCACTTGCTGGTGCTGACACACAAATTATTTACAATGGTGGTGGTGCTGCTTCTGGGTGTACTGATCTCACATTCAATGCAACAACAAGATTGTTTAGCACACATAATGTAAATGTGAACAGCCTTAATGTTGCTGCTGGTGAGAGTGGTGGAATTCGATTCCCGAATGATGCATTTGGTGGTGGTAGTGATACTGCAACAATCAAGTTATTGAATCCATTAGGTGGTGAAGCCACTGAAATGACATTCAAGATGACGAATGATGCAGATGATCGCATCAATTTTGATGTTGTTAGTGCCAATGGTGTGATGATCAATCGCAATACTGTATGGCATGCAGGAAATGATGGTTCATTGTCAACACTTGATGCAGATTTACTTGATGGTCAACAATTAGCAAATATCGCTCCTGTCGGTCTAGAAGGTCAAGTATCATTCTTGGCAAATACTGCTACGTTTGAAAGAGAAAATGCATTCACTCTTGCCAAAGGATACTTCATTGAGACTGATAGTGAATTGTCAGCTGCTCAAAGTACTTTGACAGACTATGCAACAATCTTCAATACTTGGACAAGATTCTCTCATAGTTCCACTGAAACGCAACCAGCAAATGCTAGTGAGTTGGATGCATGGTCATTTGATGCAGGCACTGGTGTAATTTCTAGCACAACTAATAGCGGAACATATATTGGATTTGTTTCGCCACAATCTTACTCAAATTATGTTCTCAAAGTTCAGCTCAAATCAACTAATGCCGATAATGATACAATTGGTGTTTTGATTGGCTGGTATGTTGATCCATCAACAGGCAGACAGCATACATTATCTGCATTGCGCGATACTGGCGGAACAGTCACTGGTTGGGAGATTTGGTACAACTATCTACGCTCTGACCAGCAAAAACTTGTCGATGGCTCTAATCTCGTAACATACAGCGGTGGTTGGTCAGACTATCCAAATGGTGTTACAATTCAAGTCACAAGAACTGGAAATCAATTCAGCCTTGTGACAACTCAACTAAACAGCACAACACTTGATACATCAACAACACTAACTTTAGATCTAAACAGTTTAGCAATTCTTGACAAATTCAAGGGTCAAAGTCCATATGGATTTAGTGTATATTCACAGGCAAGCGCATCATTTACAGTATTGAATTTCTCATCAGCAGAGAGTGAGATATTCGACACTCGTAATGGTGGCATCTATACATTGACCAATGGTTCTTGGACTATCAGCAATAATCGCAATATTTGGACTGATATTGGAATTGGTCGTTTTGCTCATAATCAAACAACTGGTAAAACATTCTATGTTGCAAACTCACAAGCAGTAATCAAAGTTTCAAATATTTCTGGTGGTCCACAAGGACCACAAGGACCTCAAGGAAACTCTGTCACTGGTCCACAAGGTCCTCAGGGACCACAAGGACCTCAAGGAAACTCTGTCACTGGTCCACAAGGTCCGCAAGGTGTCGCTGGACCTCAAGGTCCACAGGGTCCGCAGGGTGTTGTTGGTCCACAAGGTCCACAGGGTCCACAAGGTGTTGTTGGTCCGCAAGGTCCACAAGGTGCAATAGGATCTACTGGTCCACAAGGTCCACAGGGTCCACAAGGTGTTGTTGGTCCACAAGGTCCACAAGGTCCTCAAGGCGTTGAAGGTCCGCAAGGTCCACAGGGACCACAAGGTGTTGTTGGTCCGCAAGGTCCGCAAGGTGTGATTGGTCCACAAGGACCTCAAGGAAACTCTGTCACTGGTCCACAAGGTCCGCAAGGTGTCGCTGGACCTCAAGGTCCACAGGGTCCGCAGGGCGCGAAGGGTGATCAAGGTGAATTTGGAGGTGCATCATTTGACTTTGTATATCTTACAAACACAGCAAATACAGACCCTGGCATTGCAAATGTAAAATTTAATAGTACCAACTTATCAACTGCCACAACACTCTATATTGATTTTATTGATAGTAATAGCGCAAACTGCTTTAATTATCTTGCTACGATTGATGATTCATCATCAATAATCAAAGGCACATTTAAAATTGCAAACACTGCAAATACATTAGATTATGCATACTTCAATATAAATGGTTCTCATGATCACACTTCAACTTACTTTTATGTTCCAGTTGCGCATCTAGATGGTGCAACCAGTTTCCCAAATTCAACCAATGTTATAATTACTTTTGTTCGAACTGGAGATAAAGGTGACGCTGGTCCACAAGGTCCACAGGGTCCACAGGGTCCAATTGGTGTAAGCGTAACTGGTCCACAAGGTCCGCAGGGTCCACAAGGTCCACAAGGTCCACAGGGACCACAAGGCGTCACTGGTCCACAAGGTCCGCAAGGTCCACAAGGTGTGACTGGTCCACAAGGACCTCAAGGAAACTCTGTCACTGGTCCACAAGGTCCGCAAGGTCCACAAGGTGTGACTGGTGAACAAGGTCCACAAGGTGTGACTGGAAATACTGGACCACAGGGTCCACAAGGACCACAGGGTGTCGCTGGACCTCAAGGTCCACAAGGTCCGCAGGGTGTCTTTGGTCCACAAGGTCCACAGGGACCACAAGGTGTTGTTGGTCCGCAGGGTCCACAAGGTCCACAAGGTCCACAGGGACCACAAGGCGTCACTGGTCCACAAGGACCACAGGGTCCACAAGGTGTAACTGGACCTCAAGGTCCACAAGGACCACAAGGACCTCAAGGATCACAAGGTGTGACTGGTGCACAAGGTCCGCAAGGTACAACTGGACCTCAAGGACCAACTGGTCCAATTGGCGGATCAAACACACAAGTGTTCTTCAATAATAACAGCGCAACTGGTGGATCTGCAAATCTAACATTCAATCTAAACGGAAATGTGTTTACTGTTGGCAGTTCAACTCTAGTTGCAAATGTATCAAACAACAGTGTTACAATGAGTGGCAATTTGACAGCAACAATGAAGTCAAGTAAAGACTTTATGATTGCCAATACAAATACCAACTCAGCAAATACTTGTGACTTGTCGCTATCAAACTATTTCCGTCATACACTGACAGCAAGTGTACAATTCACTTTTATAAATGCTCCAGGATCTGGAACAGGTCAAATGTTCTCGCTATTGTTATTGCAAGATGGCGTTGGTGGAAGAACACCAACCTTTGCTAATACAATATATTGGACTGGTGGTAGTATACCTCCTGCAACAACAGCTGCGTATGCGCGTGATATGTGGACGTTCATTACCTATGATAACGGTACAACATATTGGGGAACGCTCACTATGAAGGACGTGCGCTAAATATATCAGATTATTTTTATGTGAGTTTGTTATGAAAATACATGTTCTTGTAAATCCACGAAACCCCACAGGGTTGATGAATCGAGTTGATCCATTTGCGGTTCATGGATACAAATATATCAAATATCTATCACCACATTTCCAAATGATTCATTATGGAATTCCTGGTGCTCAAGTGGATTGTGAGCACGTTGATATTCAGATACAACCAAAACAAATAAAAGAGTTCAATGAACTTGCTGGTGCAGAAATTAGCAAACGAGCAAGTGATGGTGATATTATTGTTTGCTTTTTTGGTGTTGATAACAAACTTGCTTGTGATATGAATCCAGGATGTAAAGTTGTTGAGCCTTCAATTGGTTATAGAGCCAATGGAATCTTTGCACCATATCGCGTATTTACTTCGTATGCAAATATGCATATGTTTTATGGTGAACGTGGAATGCTCATGAGCCCTTCTTGGTATGATGAGGTAATTGGCAATCCCTTTACAATTAGTGAATTTGAATATAATGATAATAAAGAGGATTATTTTTTATTTTTTGGTCGTGTATGTGAAGAAAAGGGTGTTCATTTAGCCATTCAAGCCACAGAAAAAGCAGGAAAAAAACTGATTATTGCAGGACCTGGATCTTTAGAACAACTAGGGTATAGTAAGATTCCAGATCATGTTGAAATGTTTGGTGTAGCAAACGCTGAGCAACGAAAACAACTGATGAAAAATGCGAAGGGATTACTTGGTTTGACTTATTATGTTGAGCCATTTGGTAATATGATTATAGAAGCCAATCTTTCTGGCACTCCAGTAATTACAACTGATTGGGGTGCATTCCCAGAGATTGTATTAGAAGGTGAAACGGGTTATCGTGTTCGCAATTTTAAATCATTACTAACTGCAATTGAAAACATTAATAAAATATCACCATTTGATTGTAGAGAATGGGGATTGAATTTTTCTGACGAGGAAATTCATAACAAACATAAAGATTATCTAAACAATGTAATTGCAAATGACTTCTATGCGTAATTTATTTGTAGTCGGGTCATCAATTAAGCCAAAAACTGGGCGCTTTACATACAGTGAAAAAAGATCGATATTTGAGGCTGATGAGAGATTTCGACAAACTATTTTCACAGTGAACTCAATTCAAGCATCTTTCCCAAATGCTACAATTGTTATTGTAGATTCTTCTGAAGATTGCATGGAATACATTAGAACATTTTATCATTTTAAAAATGTTGAGTTTATTTCACTTCGTGATTTGTCGAAAGAAGCATTTGATATTGTAAACACGCACACAAACAAAAGCCTTTGTGAGTCTTTATTACTCAACACTTACTATAAACAATTCAAGAATAAAATTAAAGAGTATGATTTTGTATTCAAAGCAACAGGTCGTTATTTTTATTTTGATTTCAATGATCAACTTCTAATTAAAGAAAATAAAGATAAAATTTTTTTCAAGAGACCACTAAACTTTGAGTGGAATGATTCTTGGAAATACTCATTTGTTGACAGAAGAAAAGAGCAAAATAATAATCGTCTTCATCAATATTGCACAGTTCTCTATGGCTTCGGAGCAGAATACCTAGATAAATTTATAGATATGAATGAAGCAGCAATACATTTGGTAAATCATCCAAAAATGTATCATTACGATGTTGAAACTCTTTCTTATTATTTTACAAGAGCATTTGAAAAAAATATAATTGAAGTAGATTGGAAAGTCTCTGGATGGGATGGGACATCTGGAAGATTTATGTATTACTAAGGGTGCAATCATGAAAGTAAAAACAATTATTATTGACGATTTCTATGGTAATCCAGATACAGTAAGAGATTTTGCTCTTGCGCAAAAATTCGAAGTTTCTGGAAACTACCCAGGATTGAGAACTAAGTCATTTCTCACTGATGACACTAAGAAAGCGATTAGTGAACTTGTCGCCTATTCGGGCGGACGTGTTATTGATTGGTTCGAAAATTCAGGATATACTGGAGCATTTCAAATTTGCACCGCACAAGATCGCACCTGGATTCATGCTGATCATTTCAATAACTGGGCAGGAGTTTGTTATCTAACCCCAGATGCACCTCTTTCCTCTGGCACTGCACTCTATCGTCATAAGGCTTCGGGGCAATATGAGAGAACTGATAAAGATTATGAAGGTTATGATTATACTAAATGGGAAATGACAGATTATATTGCAAACAAGTATAATCGTCTCGTTCTTTATCGTGGAAATATGTTTCATGCATCATTAGATTATTTTGGAAGCACTTTATATTCGGGTCGTTTATTTCAAACATTCTTCTTTAATACTGAATACTAATGAAGATTCTTCATGTAATCTTCTCTTGTAATCGACTACGGTATCTTACAAAGAGCCTAGAATCCTTACACCTTCTAGACTATTGTGAGCATCAAGTTGATCGATTGATTATCGACGATTATCCACGAACTCGAAACGATTATATTTTCGATCTAATCGGAAAGACACATGATTTTAGACTTGAGCTGCATGATCAAAATGTAGGATTATCAGTCACCTGGACTCAGTTCTTCAATTATCTTAAAACCACCGATTACGATTATATCATTCATCAAGAGGATGATGTGGTTTTGAAAGAGGCAGTTCGACTCGATGATATGATTGAAATTTTAGAGTCTGATCCTAAAATGGCTTCAGTTGTTTTACAAAGACAAGAATGGTATTTTCATGAGAAGCCGCCTACTCTCGAAGAAACAGATACTCCAATTAAGCAATATTTCTATTCTAAAAATACAAAACAGTTTCCGATTATCTTTTCTTTCTATCGAAAAAATATTGTAGACTACCCATTTCAGGATTATTGGAAGTTTACGATCAATGAAGGGATGATTATGGTATATCTGGCACACTTCGAACAGATGTATTCAGCGATTCTAAAAAACTCTTCAGGTAAAAATATCATCCAGCATATTGGCGAGGAGTCGACGGGTTTTCGAATCCTTCCTGGAGAACCGAACTGGGAACAATTTGCGCATATGAACCCAAACAAAGTCTACAGTTCGAGAGACGGTACACTTATCGCATAAACTAAATATACAATAATTAGCGAGGTTCTACATGTCTAATCCATCATCCCGCGCAGAACTCAAGGATTATTGTCTTCGAAAACTCGGATTTCCAGTAATTGACATCAATATCGATGAAGATCAGCTCGACGATCGCATCGATGATGCACTATACATGTATAAAAATTTCCATTATGATGGAACAGAACGTTGTTATTTGGCGCATCAGGTAACTGCAGACGATATCTCAAATACCTATATTACACTCGCCAGTTCAATTATCGGGATTACTCGTGTCTTCCCATATACTGGTGCAATCATGTCATCAGCTTCCTCGACTGGATTCAATATGTTTGATATCAACTATCAACTTCGCCTAAACGATTTTTACAATCTAACCTCCTCTTCCTATACCTATTATGTGATTGCAAGAGAGCATCTTGAGATGTTGGATATGATCGTTACAGGATTACCACCATTTACCTTCAATAAAAAAACTCATCAACTCAAAGTTATGATGGACTGGAAAAAATACAAAGACAACGCATATCTTGCTTTTGAGGGTCATCGAATTGTAGATCCTCAAGTTTATTCTGATGTATATGACGACATTTGGGTGAAAGATTATACTGCAGCTTTGTTTAAACAACAATGGGGAACAAATCTCAAAAAGTATGGTAACTATGTTCTTCCAGGTGGATTAACAATCAATGGCCAACAAATCTATGACGAATCAACTAGAGAAATTGAGATGCTTGAAAATAAACTTCGAGATACTTACGAAGAACCAACATCTTTCATCGTAGGATAAAATGGCAACTAGTGTATATTTCAACAATCAAAGAGCGACTGTAGAACAGCAGCTTCTTGAAGATCTCATAATCGAATCGATTCGAAATCATGGAATCGACGTTTGGTATCTTCCAAGAGAGTCACAATCTTCTACAGATGAACTTTTTGGCGATGATCCAGTCAAATGCTATCGCTCAGCAATCATGATTGAGATGTATCTTGAAACGTTCAATAATTACGAAGGCAATCAAGAGTTTTTTAGTAAGTTTGGACTTGAAATGCAAGATACTGCTCGCCTTTGTGTTTCTCGTCGATCATTTGAGAGACTGGTTACTCGTCAATATAAATTATCTCATCGCATGCCAAAGGAAGGCGATTTAGTTTATCTTCCAATACAGGCTAGATTGATGGAGATCAAATTCGTACAAGAAGAAAAGAATTTCTTTCAAGCAGGTAAAATTGCACCATATATGTATGAACTTGTAATGGAAGCATTCAAGTATAATGGTGAATTGATTCAAACTGGTGTTACAGATATTGATAATATTTCAGATGTACAAGCATACTCTTTAAGTTTTCAATTAGATTCAGGTGGAAGTGGAACATTTATCGATCAAGAATGGGTCTATCAGGGCACTAATCTTGAGAATGCAACCGCGAAGGCTGTTGTCGCTACATGGGATAAACCATCACGTAAACTCAAACTTCGAAATATCAAAGGAGCATTTATCGCAGGTCCTCTTATCAAAGGTTCGAGCAGTGCTGCATCGTGGTATATCTCAGCAGCTGCTGATGTAATGAAAAATGCAAGCTCCTCAAATATTGATGATAACGAACGTATTGAGCAGGAAGCTGATAATATTCTTGACTTTAGTGAAGCAAATCCATTTGGTGAAGTCTGATGTTGTCAAATACACACTTCTATCATAGAACGATTCGCAAAATGGTTGTAACATTTGGTACAATGTTCAATAATATTCGCCTTGTTCGTTATAATAAAGCAGGTACACAAGAAATTGAGAGAATCAATGTGCCTTTGATGTATTCTCAAAAAGAAAAGTTTTTTCAACGTATCACTCAAGACCCTGATCTGGCTATAGAAACGATGATGACATTGCCGCGAATGAGTTTTGAGATGGCAAGTCTAACATATGATCCGCTTCGAAAAAGAAGCAATTTTACAAATAGTTTTGCAGCTGGCGAAACGAAATCTACTGTAAAAAATGTTTTTTCAGTACCATATAACTTTGACTTTACACTGAACATTTATGTTCGTAATGTTGAGGATGGAACGCAAATTATAGAACAAATTCTTCCATTCTTTGCACCAGACTATACAGTAAAGATGGATATGATAGGAATTACATCAGAAAAAATCGATGTTCCATTTATTCTCAATTCCGTCCAACAAGATGTTCAAGATGTTGGATCTGCGGATCCAATTCGAATTATTATATGGACATTGACATTTACTGCAAAAGGACATTTATACGGTGCAACAAGCACATCTAAGATTATTCGCAAGGCAACAGCAAATACATATGATAGTACATTCATTTCACAAAATGAGCGTGAAATAAAATTTAGTACTGGAAAAGGAAATTTCAAAAGAGGCGAGTTGGTTTATGAAGGAAGAACACTATCAGAAGCCAATACAACAGCATTTGTACATTCATGGGATCAAAATAGTAATACAATGATTGTAATTGATACAAATGGAATTCTTCAAGAGGGAAAACACTTGACTGGTGCAGTAAGCACTGCCTCATGGAATATACAAAGTTTTGCAGTTGCAACTCATCAACTTGTAAGACAAATCATATATCCAAATCCAATGAATGCAAACGCCGATACAGCGTTTGGATTTACTGAAATATTACAAGAAGCACCATACTTCTTTGATGAAAGAGCTGATTCAACGCTTGTCAATGTTGATATTGGAACAAAAACAGCAGACGATAATTTCTAAGAGAATAAGAGATGACACAACAACATATTAATATCGGATCAGCTCCAAATGATGGTACTGGCGATACACTTCGTGGAGCGTTTGATAAAGTAAATCAAAACTTCACTGATTTGTATAGCGGCGCTGTTGTTGACTATGGTCCACAAGGTCCACAAGGTCCAGCTGGTTTATCTGGTCCATCTGGTCCATCTGGTCCATCTGGTCCATCTGGTCCATCTGGTCCAAGCGGAGCACAAGGTTTACAAGGTCCAACTGGACCATCTGGTGCTAATGGTTATATTGGCATGGATGGTCCAACAGGACCAACTGGCGCAGTCGGACCGCAAGGTCCAATAGGTCCCGCTGGTCCTGCAGGATCATTTGGTGGTGTGACACTTGATTATACTTTTAATATTAATACTGCGAATAATGATCCAGGAATTGGAAAAATAAAATTCAATAACAGTAATTTAACTCTTGCAAATCAAATTTATATACATGAAATAGATGACTCAAATGTTGATTTGACATCATTTCTTCAAACAATTGATGATTCAACATCAACAATCAAAGGTCACTTCAAAATTAGTTTGAAGTCGAATGTAAATAGTTTTACACTTTTTACAATTTCTTCAGCATTTCATACAGGCGTTTATTCTATTGTAAATTGCGCATATGTAACAGGTGTTAGTGCATTTCAAAACAATGATGATATTTTAATTACCTTTGCAAGAACGGGCGATATTGGAGATACTGGACCCCAAGGTCCTCAAGGACCAACAGGTTCAGTGGGAGCATTAGGTCCACAAGGTCCATCTGGTCCAAAAGGCGATAGAGGACCAACAGGACCAACATTATCAGGAGTGGTAGTTTACGACGGTGGATTACCAAACACAGACTTCAGCGTAGGACTAAATATTAATTGCGGAGGCGTTACCTAACATGGCATTTATACAACTTCAATTTAGACGTGGATTAGCATCAGAGTGGCTATCCGCTGATCCAGTTCTTGCGCTAGGCGAAATGGGTTTAGAAACCGATACTGATCAATTCAAAATCGGTGATGGAACTACTGCATGGAGCTCATTACCATATGGTGGTTTGAGAGGTCCACAAGGTCCGCAGGGTCCTCAAGGCGTTGATGGTCCACAAGGTCCACAAGGTGTCTTGGGTCCGCAGGGTCCACAGGGCGCGAGTGTAACTGGTCCACAAGGTCCGCAAGGCGTTGTTGGTCCACAGGGTCCACAAGGTCCTCAAGGC